AAATCAGTATCAAACCGAGATGCATAGTTTTTTTAATTTTTTTAAAATAATCTAATTATTAATAGGAGTACAAAGTGGGATCAAATAGAAAACGAAAGATATACAAGCACGATATAACAAGAGCAATGCATAATGTTAGGTTAAGATTTCAACGTAGAATGACAGTACCAATGTTTCATCCTCAACATATATCGGCTGTAGCTGAAATTTTCAATTATGGTTACAATGAACTTACTAGACTTGTAAATTTAAATTCATTTAGAAGAGTAGATAAATTAGTTCATGCTCATTATGTTATCCAGACAATGACTTCAAGCTTGGCAAATATAAAACCAGCCGATCCTCGCAATAGAGGAGCTGAAGAATTAGTATGGGGAACACATGGTCTTGAATCAATACACGGCTTAGATGATTTAGATTTAATTATAACTGGTACTGAAGGAGAAGAAGATCATGCATCAGATGGAGATGAAAACAGAAGATGGTTTGCCGAAGATAGAGCTAGAGAAGCTGAACGAAAACATCGTCAGCACAACCAGCCACCAGAAACAAACTCTGATAGTGAGGAACAGGCTAATGATAAACACGTTAAGTCTTACTACAAAAAAGGGAAATTTTCTAAATCAAGTGTATAAAGGGATACAGAGTATATTAGAACAAGCTTGTCGCATAATATATATTCTCTTTGTATTTTTTATTTTCCCTAATAACACAATGAAAGTAGTTTATACAGTTATTTTCATTCCTCTTGTAATCTTTTATATCTGGGCATTTATGTGGTTTGCCTGTGCTTTAGACGATAAGTGTTACTACGATAATGTAGGAGCTTAGAGATGCCAAAACTTACAAAAACAGGCTATGAATTGGGATCATCTGAAACACCAGCAGTAGTATTAATGAAAACTCCATTCCAAACTAATCAAGATGTTTTGATGAAGCATCGTGATAAAATAAATAAAGTTGAAAGGATTGATAATTTTAGAAATCCAAAAGCTTTGAGAAGGGGAACTCATTTAGAACATGGAGTAGCTGATTGGGCATTAGAAGAATTACAAATACTAAATGGACATTCCAACATTTCTATTTACGAGCCACAAAGTTCTTTTCAAAATGTCCCAGAAAAAATGGGAGCTTCTATTGATCGTATAATTGAAGTATCAGAAGTTCCTATGCAAATAGAAGATACTAATGGAGATATGGTTTCTTTTATGGGAACTGGGATTATGGAAATCAAAACAGATTTTTATCATCATGGAAAAATTAAACCAGAGTGGCTTATACAAGTTCATCATCAAATGATTTGTTCTGGTCTAACATGGGGATTGGTTGCCTGTCTTGATCAAAAAGGTGGACTGAACTTTTATCCTATAAAAAAGAATGAAGCTTTATGTACTGTCATTGTAGAGAAGGTACAAGAGTTCTGGTCTTTAATAAAATCTGGTGCTGATTATCCAGAGATAAAAGATAAAGATAAATCAGAATTTATTGAGATAGAAAAATTATTAGAAAATTCTAATCACGATTTTGAACAGCTATGTTCTGACTATACTACTGCATCATCTGAAGCTAGGAAATGGACTAAGACTAAAGATGAAATTAAGTCTGGTATACAGGACATTATGGATACACTTGGATTAAGTCATGCCAAGTTTCAAAACTTTGAAATCATTTCAGAAACAAAATTAAAAGAAAAAAAGAAAATGGTAGGCACAGGCGAAATGCAAGAAAGCTATACCTTTTCATTAAAGGAGAAAAATTAATGCCTAATTTAACTATGCTAGAACCTAAGTCTTTAACAGAAGCTATGGAGTTTTCTAAAACATTATCACAATCTGGTTTAGTTCCAGATGCCTATAAAGGTAAACCAGCAAATATTTTAGTTGCTATACAATGGGGATATGAAATTGGCTTACCACCTATGCAATCTCTTTCAAATATAAATGTTATTAATGGTAAAGCTACATTGTGGGGAGATGCTTTAGTAGCTGTTTGTAAAAAGCATCCAGACTATTATGGTATGAAAGAATGGTTAGAAGGCGATACTGCTTATTGTTCTGTTAAAAGAAAAGTTAAAGATATTGTTGAAGAAACTATTAGAGAATTTTCTTTAGAAGATGCAACTAAAGCTGGTCTTTTAAATAAAGCTGGTGCTTGGAAGTCATATCCTAAAAGAATGTTAGCTCAAAGAGCTAGAGGATTTGCATTAAGAGATGCTTTTCCAGATGCAATCAAAGGTATTATAACTACAGAAGAAGCTATTGATTTTCCAGAGGAAGCTAAGACAAGCGATTTAAAGGTCGTTAATGCACCTATTATTACAAATGATGCTGATCTAGCTAATAGCATAGTTGATGCTCTCACAGACGATAATAAAGCCGAGAATGATATTATTGTAGAAGATGAACAAACTGTTAAAGTAACTTATGAGCTAAAGTTATTAAATAATAAGCCATCTGAAACTTTTGATGACATAGATGAAGTTATTAAAAGATACAAAGCAATAATGATTGCTGTTTATTCAAGTCCTAAACTACAACCAGAAACAAAAAGGACAATGCTTAAAGACTTTGAGCATATAAATCTTGAATTAATTATGCATAATTTTCCAGAAAAATTTATCTCTGAAGTTAAACAGCAAAGATTAGATTACAACAAAGCCTTGTCAGTACAGGCGAAGGAGAATCAAAATGGACAATAAGATCGGCTTAACTATTTCTCAAAAACAAATTTATGATTTTCTTATAGCATTTCATAAAGAAGAAGGAGTTTATCCTACTGTCAGAGAGATCTGCAAAGGCAAGATAGATGATCAGCAAGTATTAAAAGAACGAGCTTCTCCTACTTCTGTATCTATACATTTACATCACTTAAAAGATAGAGGATGGATTGAACGTCATACTTTGCCTAGAGGTATAAAGATTATTTAGGTAGTAATCCTTTTCTGTATCCTTGTGATCTATGATAGGTCAAACATTCTTTTCTTATATCTTCTGGATGGTGGCTAATATGTATCCATCCAGAATTTTTTTGTCCATTGTAACATTCTAATATGAGCTGACAGTAGGGGAGATTACTTTCATCTCTAATCCATACAGCTAGTTCATAATTATCTACACCAGCTACTTCAAAATCACTTGCACTATAGCCATCGTTACAACAATGATGGCTGGTGCTTTTTGATCCAATCTCTAGACAAAGCTGTTCGCTACGATAACCAGAGCTGACTAAAAAAGATCCCCATTTATTTCTAATAGGTTGCAATATATTTTCGGCTAACAATCCTAAGTTAAATATCTGTTCAGCATTAGGATAATTATCTATACCTTTTCTTTCTGCTGTCTGTGATTTAGTAAGTTCAGCTAATGTAAAGTTTTTAGAAAGTTGTGCCATTAAGATTTTTTCTTTTTTGGAAAACCAGCTTTCATGTTTGCATAAGCTTTAGAACTAATAGTACTTTTCTTTTTGGTGTTTGAAGTACCAGCTTTTTTCTTCTGGTTTATATTATAATACAAACCTTTCTTAGCTGTTTTGCCAGACTTAGTTTTGTGTGTACCAATCGCCATTTCTCTTTCCTTTCGTTGCTTTGAGTGAAGTGTGGTTACATGAAGGGAATAAAAATAATTCCCAATTTTACTAAAAAATTTTGACAGAGTTAGTAGATGCCAGATCATTTTCTTTTACTCATAAGTTTCATAGCTTGACCAACACCTTTAATTCCAAATGAACTACTTACAGCTATAAATAAAAGGTACTGATACCAATCTGGCAATGTATCTAAAACTTCAAAACCAGCTCTTACATATTCAGTCATGCTAGGAATGAAAACTAATATGGCTGGAGCAAGTAGAACTATTAAAGCAAACTCGTCTTTATAACTTCCATCAGTAGCATCAGCCATAGCCTTTTCCCATTCAACTTCTCCTGTTGCTACCTTCTCTGCAACAACAGCTTTAGCTTTAGCCTGTGCTACTTTAGCTTGTCCTTCTGCTTTTACTTTCTCAACTTTACTTTCCATCCATGAACTAGCTAAATTAGCTAGTGGTGCTATAAATGCTTGTAACATTATTTGACTCCATTCTTTGCTAGGTAAGCAGTTGTCCCCATATATGTGCCAACTATTCCAGCACCAGAAATATAAAATAAATTAGATATGTCACTCATAGCTTCAAGCCGATCTATCGGTATAAAAAAACAAGCTCCTGTAAATACACCCATGCCAATCAACGTATATCTAGCCATCCTTAGTTGAGCTAAATTTTTTCTAAGCTTTGTTTCTGTTTCTTGTATTTCTTTAGCTAAAGATATTTCCTCATCTGTGATTTCTCCATCATTATTGAGATCCCATGCACTTCCATACTTAGATTTTTTTTGTAATTTTTTTTGCACCATTACTTAAATCCTTTGTTTAGATTTTTTAGAGTGTCATTTACTTCTTTAGGTGGTTTATCTGTTAATGCATTTACTCTGCATTTAAATTCTCTTTGACAAAAAGAAACACTATCTTGAGTTATTGTTGAGTACTTCCTGTTAAAGCCAATTCTAGTTTGATAGAAACACCACCTAGTAGATCCATTGTCTTTTATATCTTGAGCAAATAATCGACAGGTTGTTGTTTTAACTAGAACGATATCTCCACGATGTATCTTCTGGCTTCTAGTATATTCTTTAGCAAAAGCCTTTTGATACAAAGCAAAGGCTACAAAGATTAATCCAGCTACAACTAATATAGAAAACAATGTGAATAAACTTTTTCTCATTTCTTTAGCTTCTAATGCTCTTCTAATCTTAGCTTTTTTTTCTTTTTCTTTTAGCTCCTGTATTCTGTCGTTTCTTATTTTTAAACAATCTGCCCAGAAAGTAGCTCCATATTTCATGTTACACATAAGACGTATTTCATCTAACTGACGATCTAAGTCTGCTTTATCAATTTGTTCATTAAGAATATTTTCCATACCTAACTGATCTTTAACAGTCATGTTATGGTTTTTCTCTTTTTGTATTTGATCTTGTGCATTGAAGATTGCACCAACAGCTTTGGCTATTGAAGATGCATCTTTGCCTGTATCTAGAGCTGATTTACAAGCTGATATTCCAGCCTTTAATAATTGATAACCAGCTACAGCTTCTCCGATACCAAGCATATCATCCTCTTAGAAACATTTGAGATGCTAGAAGCAATATAATAGCTCCCATACCAGTATAAATGCCTGTTTCTAATCGTCTAAGTCTTGAGCTTAAATCTTCTATAATAGTTTTAAGATTATTTATCTCGCTTTGTAGGCTTGTCATTGTTGGTTTGCTCATTCTTTTTCTTTGGCTTTGGTTTTGGTTTTGGCTTTGGCTTTGGTTTTAATTTTGCATTGAGATCATATATATGTGCCATTATGCTAAGTCTCCTAATACACTTACTGCGTTTGGGTCGCTTCCGTCAGATACTCCAACATCTTCGTTAAGTAGATAAACTTTAAATAAAGTTGTAGTAAGAGAACTGCCTTGAATTACAGGAACTATAACAGAAGCATTAGTATTTGCGTCAGAAGATGTATGATGCACAGCATAAGTAGCATTAGCCATATCATTGGCTATTGTCATAGTATAATCGCCTGTACCATTATCAGTAAGACTAGTAGAATTAAAACTGTCATTTATAGTTGTACCAGAGTGATAATTCATCCAAACCTTAGCCAACCCTTGCTGTAAACTAGTAGTAGCAGTACCCTCACCTCTTACTGTTATAGCATTAGCAGAACTAACACCGACTAGTGCATCTACGTTTAATGTACTCATGCTAAGTCTCCATGTGCTGTAAAAGACATTCTATATGTATCAAACCAAGAAGCACTTGTACTTACCCTAGAACAGCGTATATCTGCTCTATCAAATTCATCTGTTGGTTGGTTAGCATAATAAATTTCATCATAGGTGCTATTATTTTGCCCACTCATTGTTACAACATTTGTACTACTGGTGGCATTAGTATAAACACACTCAAATTGTCCAGTTGTTACATCTACAACAGAACTTACATTAAATGATTGTAAAATAGAGGGAGTTCCCTGACAGTTAATTTTACCCCAAGCCTTTGTTAACCCTTGTTGCAGATTAGTTGTTGTTGAATTTCCCTCGCCAGTAACAGCGATTGATCCTGCTGTGGTTACACCAGTAAGGGTGTTAACTTTTAATACACTAGCCATTATGCGAGGTCTCCATGAACTGTACTTGCAACGGGATTGTCTGTTAAAGTTCCACCATTAAATGCCCAAACCATGTAAGAATCCGTTGCTACTGAGTGATTTAATAAGGGGTGATGATTACCATTGTTATCACCAGTTCCAGTTAAAGCAATAGGACTGTAATCATTATTCCCCATGTTGTTAGTAAAATTTCTAGTTTCTTTTCCTGTTGCTGTATCACCTAACGAACTTAAATTAAAACTATCTAATACTGCTGAACCTGCTGTATTTGAAGTTGACCAATGTTTAGCCAACCCTTGTACAGTAGTTGTTGTAGCACTACCACCTTCAGCCACAGTAACAGACGTATTTGCTACCTTTACATTCGTGCCACCTGACCCTGCTTTATCTACAATGGCATCTACATTTAATTGACTAGTCATACGATTGTCCAATTCCCATTAACAGTAACAGTTGTGCTTGTATCAATAGTTATAGGTCCACTACTTAAAGCATTGTTACTTGCATCTACAGTTAATGATCCAGTAATAGTGTTTTCATGTTGCTGAATGATAGCTTCGTAACTTGTTGTTTCAGCTTTTTTACCAATATGATTTTGCATTTTTAACTCCTATGCGTAAGGACTGTCACCTAATACACTTGTATCCCAAGCTGATTTCAAAGCAGATATACTTGAAGCATTAGCTATTGCTGAATTAGCAGGTGCATCTCTTAATGCGTTTT